ACCATCTTTACGTTTTAAAACCATCTTTGTATCCTCTTGTGCAATGCGGTCTGCGCCTTCTCTGTTAAACCCTTTAAGAACACGGGCAACCGCTGGAGAAACATTCTCACGGCTTTCAGCCATAAGTGCTTTAGCTTCTTTATATGAAATACCTAAGTCATCCGCCATCTGCTGGATTCTTGGTCTGCCGCCTGCACCTGTACTCATAATAAAATCCTATTTCTCGTGGCCTAGCCATACAGCAAACGCGCCGGTCATGGCTCCTGTTACTACACTAACCAGTGCAGACTGTTCAATCGTTGGGCTAGGAAGGGTCATAAACCACTCCACTACCCGCCAAGCGGATATTGACATCATAATCATCATTATCCGGGGAAGTAACTTCCAAGCTAAAATTCTTTCCATTGCTGCGCTCATGGTTCTTCTTAGCCTGCTCTTCAGTTGTTAAATCTTCTTTGCACCACATTATTTTTTCTTAAACTTATCTACGCCTTTGAGTCCAAGCGCTGCTAGAATTGTAACATACAGGACGTTTTGATACCACTCTGGTAATTCATTCAATCTGTCAAAGCCGTTCTTAACCACATCTTCCATGCCGGGAATGAAAACTAAACATACTGGAATCAGTATAATAATTGTGACTATCTCGTCTTTCCAGCTATCCTTTGTGCCCTCCGCCATAATCAATTCCCACTTACTATCATGGGTAGCGGCAGTCTTCATTATCTCTGCTTTTGCTTCGGCTTCAGTCTGCCTAAGATGAGACTTCGCCTTTTGCTTGGATACCTGCCCCTCAACAAAAGATGATGCCAGACTTGCAATGGGACCAATAAGAGCTTGGAGCATATCGTTTCTTTCCTACTGTTCACGTTTCAAGTCGGCTTGTGTGTCAATCCGATAGACATTCACTAGGTTGCGGTCCTCTGCAACGTCACGCTGTAGAGCTTGGCGCTCCTGTGACATCTGATAAGACTGCATCAACTTAGCTTGGTCAATCTGGAAGTCCATTGCATCGTTCATGGCCTTACGCTGAATCTCTTGCGTATCGTTCTGCAGTTCCTGCTGGCGGATAGAAACAAGTGGGTCAGGTGTCTGCGGTGGAGTTAGAAGCGGAGCCAACTGTTCGGTCGTATCTGCAATCTGCTGGGCAACTGCGGCCTCAAGTGCGTCAGGATTAATCTGCGGTACAGGCTCACCAGGATTCTCCATCTGTGCCTGCTGCATAACCTTACTAAACATATCCTGAACCAAGTCACGGGCATGCATAGCTACATGCTCTTGAACATGAGAGTTCAGCATCATGAATGCCTGCGGGTTGGTAGCAGTCGATGGCTGCTGAAGCATAGCCGCATGAACACGAATGTGCGCCATGTGGTCCTGCTGTGGGAATGCCTGCAAGGGCTGGCCCATTAACAGCTTAGAGTTTTCCGTGCCGGGGTCCATTGGAGCCGGTGGCTGTGGCGGCGGTAAGATGCTGTCAATGTTCTTCACATCAATCGCATCGTACATCCGGCGGTAAGCCTCATACATATTGTGTAACTGCGGCGCGGCCTGTGCCAACTGAAGCTGTGTCTGAGCCAGTGACATACGCTGTGCCATTGAAAAGATTGATGGGTCGGAGACCGGGAGAACATCTACGCGCCCATCAAAGTCTTGCGCCATTACTTCTGGTGCAATATTAGGACCTATAGCATAAGGATATGGTACAGGATTATTCGAGAATATCTCGGCAAGCATTCTAAACTCTGACTTCTGAGCATAGTGTAGGCGCTTGTGGATACTGCTTATTACTTTCGAGCCTTGCTCGATGAGAGCCACTGTTGTACCGACCGGAGCGTTTGAATTAACGTCAGCGACCTTTGAGTCTGCCACCTGTGCAAATCTTCTGCCAGAATCAACAACAACTCCCAGAAGTTGGGCGAGGGTGCCTGATGGCTCTTTGTATGGAAGAGGAATAATGGCGTTACGAATATCCCCACCAGGAGCGTCAAGATCGCGGAACTCACCAGGATTAACAGGCTCATCATCATTGCGAATACGAACACCACGGGCCTTAAAACCACCCGGAAGATTAGACAAAGTTCCAGCATCAATAAGCTGGCGTAGTATAGATGTCGCTGCACGAGACAATCCCCCTATCATATGCAACAAGCCAAAGCCATAGAAGCCAAAGCCCGGTAAAAACTTATAGTGTGTGAAGAACTGACGCTTGCGTCGAAGCGGGTCCATCTCACGCCAGTTGCGAACTACCGATAAAACCTGTCCAGAAGCTTCGTCCATAGTGACGATATACGGAAGCTTGATACCTGTTTCTTCACCTTCCTCGTCCAAATCCTCAAATCCCTCAAGATCCAAGTCAATGTGCGTTTCGTATATAGTATACATGTCATCAGAGTAGCCCGGACGGATACCCTGTATCTCATCAGACTTGTCCCTAATTGTTGAATCCGACTCATCGTCATCAGATACAGATAGTTCGACATCTTTATACACTCCTCCTACTTGAAGTTTACGAACGTCATTCTCGCTCATGCGAACAACATGCGTGTAACGACTGGCAGTCTGCAAGTCCGTTGCAGAATAAGGAACAATCAAATCCTCTGCCGGCACAAACTTAGACACAGCGCGTCCCCGCATTGGGTCCATGTAAACCTTCTTGAATGTCGAGCCAGTAATCGGCAAATAGAACAACATCTGGTCAGTGTCAGAGTCGTACTCCTCCATAACCTCAGTAACCTGATAGTTCATAAAGTCCTTAACCCGCTGGGCTTGGTCTTCTACTTCCTTGGTCTGCTGTCCAATAATCTGTGTCTTAATAGGTCCACCCGGTGGCAGCATCTCTTTGTAAGCCTGCGCCTGAAACTGCGTAACAGCCTCGCTCAATAACGGATGGGTTACACCAGAAGCACCCATGAATGGCTCATTGCGCTCCTCATAATTAATCCCCAATAACGTAAGACCCTTGGAGATAGACTCCTCCCAATCATCACGGGAAGACTTATCATCATCAATCTTAGAACTTAGGTCCGAGGACAAAGAGCCAAGAATCGAGTCATCTAATACTTCAGCCAAGTTAGCATTGTGGTCGTAAACCTCGGCCTCAACCTCCATGCCCTCTTCCTCGCCTACCATCATAATGTTCGGTGGTAGCTGGTCCTCGGTACTAGGTACTTGGATTTCAGTCATAGCTTCTAGGTCCGTGGTCCCAGGACCTCCGGGGCCCATCGCCCCTTCAATCATTCCTGCTAAAGGCTTTGGTGCTAGTGCCATTATTTAAACATCCCTAAAATTGATTCCATGATTCCTGGTTCTGGTTTTTCTAAAACTGTAGGAGGCATGCCACGTTGTTTACGAACACCCTGTGCATATTTTTCTAAGTCTTTTACAATCGCAGGTGTGCGGGACGGAAGTTCTTTGTTTAATGCCTCTCGTCCTGATGTGCGATTTTCTAAAAAATCCATAGCGTTTTCTTCTCTTCTCATACTTATTGCGACATCAGGATTTGCTTTTTCTACCGCTCTGACACCAAGATGTGCAAGCTCATGCATTAAAGTGCTAAGATCCTCTTTTGGTCTGTTTTGTATTGAGGAAGGATTTGAACTTTTTCCTGTTTGATAATACACCGTGCTCCCCTCGGAAGTAGGCAGCAGTGCCCCGATTCCCTCCTCAACAGATCCTCTTTGCCCCTGTTGATAGAGAATTCGTGCGGCAAACTCTTCGTTGTCTGCGAAAGTTTCTTGGAGAGATTGAAAGTCTCTTGTCGGTCTTTCCATTGAGTCAGAAGGAGATAACATACCGGAAAGACTATAAGCAGGAGACTTATACTCAAGCCCTGTGTTTGGATCCGTGTTAGGAGTTCTGCTGCTAATGTACGCAAGTAATTCACCGCCGCTTTTGCCGTCAATTTCTTCTCCACGTTCTATAATATCAAAACCAACTCTTGCCAAAGGATTGTTCTGTAGATACGGGTCTAGCTCTGCTCGTATCTCAAGCAAAGCCATTTGGTCACGGTTCTTCTTAGTCTCTTCAGAAATCTCTGGGACCTTGAGCTTGGACTCTTTCAAGTCCTTCTTAACCATGTCCTTGGCAGTATCAGCCACTAGAAGGTTCCTTTAAATGTGCCGCCACGGTTTTTAGTTACAGCCTTGCCGTAGTTAGGTATGCCGGCAATCTTATTATCTTCCATTATCTTATGGATGCCATACTCTCGGTTTGTCAAATCGCTTATGTTGCGGTTTGCTTTTGACTGTATGCGCCGAAGCTCCGCAGCAGAGATGCCTTCAAGTCCGTTAGCCATTAGAAAGTTCCCTTGAACGTCCCGCCACGGTTCTTCATTAACGCTTTATATTCTCTTAACTCTTTGCGCATCTGCGCATGGCTTTCCGCAACCCTTCGCTCACCAGCCTTCTGTCTAGCCAGTATTGCTGCCTTCATTGGGCTTTTATTATACTCGGCAATATCAAGCATCGCTTGTTCCATTGCACCTAGTTTTTGATTCTTTGGCATCAGTAATACTCTCTCTTACGTGGTAGGTAATCGTCCTCAAACTCTTCGCCGTCTAATCTGACAAAGCCGCCCTGACGAAAACGCATCAGTGCCATCGTCATACTATCACAAAAGTCATCATGGTCGCCATTAGGAAATGATGCAACCTCTTCCATGACTTCGTCGGCAAACTTTTCTCCTTCAGGATACCACACTTTACCAGATTCAAAAATAGGAGAAACAATATGCATACGCGCAGTCTTATCTAAACCGCCCCCACCCTTCCGGCGACCGGGGGCAAAGGTAGCAACAGGGAGGTTCAGTAACCTCATTTCATCAGCCAATGGCTGACCAGAAGCTTTTGCCTCAATCAGCATAAGCTCTGGGTCCCAATAGTCAAACTCCTCACGAGCAATCTCTTTTAACTCAGGGAAGTTCCAACGACCCTTCTTAGCGTCCAATAATATCAAATGCTCTTCGCTGTTCCTAAATGGACGGAACACACCCCACGTTGTGATGGCAGAATAGTCAGCAGTCTCTTTCTTGGAGTACGCCGTATCATAAGACTGTATTACATAGTCAAGATCAGGTACTTCCTCTTCTTCCCACGGACGCCACCACTCCCGCTTAACCATCGCAGTTGCTTCAGATGTAGGATTTTGTTGCCACTGCGCGTTCCATTTGCCCACGGACAGCGATGCTTTGACCTTTAGTAGCTCGTCCTTCATCCAGAACTCAGGCCACAATGGTTCCCCCGAAGGCAAAATAGCAGGAAATTCTACAACCTCCCACTGATCAGCCATAACATCTTTTGCTTGGGCAGCAAGTAACCTCCCCGTTATATCCTTCTTAGACCACCGGGTCTGCACAATAATGATGGTACCCCCCGGTTGAAGTCTCTGCCGGGGACCCGAAGTGTACCACTCATAAGCATTATCATAGGCAGTCGAGGACAAAGCATCTTGTTCCGAGTGCGGGTCATCAATAATCAATAAGTCAGCGCCACGACCGGTCATCGCCGCTCCCACCCCTGCTGCGAAGTATTCCCCACCAGCGCTAGTCTCCCAACGACCTGCGGCTTGGCTATCCGGTTTCAGGTCAGTGTCGGGAAATACCTCTGCATATTTGGGGTCAGCAATGAGGTCACGAACCTTACGACCAAACCTTACAGCAAGTTCAGTGTTCATGGTAGCCTGAATGATCTTGAGTTTTGGATTTCGGCCCAAGAACCACGAAGGCATGAGGTAGGATGCAAATTCAGATTTAGAATGTCGGGGAGGCATATTGACAATCAGTCTCTTTAATTCACCGTTCGCAATCTTCTCTAGCTTTTCTGCGATGACTCTGTGATGGGTCCCCTCAATGAAATTATCATAGACATGGTGGGCGTAAGGCATAAAGCGCTCCTGCGCCTGCTCTCGCATCTCCAACCTTTTAGCTTGGTCCTCCAAAAGGTAGATTTCCTTAAGGACCTCTTCAGGCAGCATCTCTAAGTTTGCGGTGTTCTCCATGCCCGAACGATAATATATCTGAATGAATTTATCAACCCAACTATACCACGCGCCTACGCGCGATGTGGTCCCCCATATATAGGGGGTGGGGGGTCCGAGAATTTTGGATCCTGATTGCGGACTGGACCTAGTAACCCTAAGTTGCGGGGCCGATAACCTATAGTTGTAAAAATAGTTTCAATACAACTGAAATAGTTTCCACAATGTGGAAAGTATATAATATTAATGCTTTACTTTTATGGGATGTTATGTGTTAAAATAAGATAAGCCCATACGGGTAACACAAAAAGGTCCGGTTCGGACCTAACGGAGAAAAGAAAATGACTGCAGTAAAAAGAAAGGTCGGACGTCCTATCTCAAACGTCCAGAGCGCTCAGACTACATGGGCCATGCTGAAACTGGCTGAGAAAACAGCGAAGGAAAACAGAGCGCAATTCGAGAAAGAGATACGCGCCGGTTTCTATCCAGATGCATTTCGTCTGGAAACACCAGAGGCAGAAAATTATGTACCTGCCGCCATCTGGAAAGCGCATGTTGGACAGGACTGGATAACAGCCAATGAAGTGCCGAAGAACCAGAGCCTAGTAATCAAGCTCAAGTAATCAACCGGAGGGGCTTCGGCCCCTCCACCAAACGACATAGGAGAATGTCACATGGCTATCACAAGAATTCACGTTAACCAGCACGTCATCCGCGCAAACGCCAAGAGCGGAGACCGCAACCCAGTGTTTACGGTTAAGCAGGGGCGGAAGAATACTTACGGTCATACGGTCGAAGTATTAGATGATGATGGGTGCATCACATGCCGCGTCGTATACAGCCCCGACAAGCCGCTATCATGTGGGGCAAAAGTATGGATTGAAACAGTGGGGGACGTAAAGATATATGAATAGACATAGGGGCTTCGGCCCCTACCGTCGGGCAGTGTGTGCTGTCCCTGATGAGACCGAAAGGTCGAAACGGTAACAAGACATAGGAGAATGTCATGATTTACTATCACAAAAACAGTCAGGCAACGGGGACGTTTAGACTTTGGGGCATGGCTAGAACATTAGCTGAGATAGGTGCGACCTTGGCAATGCAAAACGAAACATGGCCTGACAAATCATGCGACGGGGAGCTTATAACCATCGGCAAGAAAACCCGAAAGAC